GCTGGGTCAGCGAGAAGCTCTTGGTGATCTGGTTCACCGAGACGGTCGTCGCAGCCAGAGTCGAATCATCGTTCGTCTCGAAGTTGCTGGTGTTGGTCTGAGCAACAGAACCAGTCGTGAAACGCTTCACGCGAACGGTAGCGCGGGGGCGGAGGTTATCCAGACCCACGTTGCGAGAGAAACCGTCGAGCATCGCCAACTTGTTAGTGGCAATGGTGATAACCGCATCAGCGAGGTAATCAACGACCAACGTCGAGGTGAAGGTGTTGGTGTTCTGCGGAGCGTGGATGCTGTTCTGTCGAATCAGTTCGCTGTGATTCTCAATCAGGAACTTGCGACGGTCAGCACCGGCTTTAAAAGACTTGTGCTGCTCAAGCAACGGGTTGCCGAGGTTCTGAATAACGGGACGCACCGGCTCAGGAGCGGGAGCAGCGGCAGGAGCCTTCAGCGAAGCTTCCAGAGCGGAGAGCTTGGCCATGATGGTGGCGAGATCAACGGAAGCGGCAGGAGCAGCCGCAGCCGTCACAGTAGTGCTATCGGACATATTTGTGTCGGGTTGTTGTGTTGGTTGCGGCAAAGAAGCTTTGCCAGTTTCGCTGATAGCTTTAGTGCTATCCGCAGAAAGTTTGTCGTCTAGGGATTCGTCTTCTTCCCCTTCTTCACGCTCAATCTGAGCGTACAGAGCGCGGAACCAATCGCGTCCGGCAGCCCCTCCCCAGAGGTTGGCAGCTACGTCAGCGGGACTGTTAGGTTCAGCCTGAAGGAACCGTTCGTTGCGTCCCCACCAAGCGTTTGCTTTTTGAACCTTATCTTCGGTGGGGATTTCTCCAGCAACGAGGGATTCAGCCTCAAGAACCGTTGCCTTCTCAAGACCTTCACCAGCAAGACCTTCAGCGTATTGCTCAAGACCTCTGCGGAGGTTGTTCTTGACCGTCTCGGGAGCGGTCTTAGTGACAGCGCGAGGATGCCACTTCGCAGCCATTGCAAGCTGCTTGATGGGTTTGTCCACCAAGCCAAAAGCAATCGCTTCAGGAGTGGTAAACCAAGTCTCAGCTTTCATCGCAGCGCGGATAGACTCGGGAGAGCGTCCGGTCTTCTTAGCGTACACTCCAACCAGCACCTCAGCGTGTTGGTCGAGAGCGTCGGCCATCTTCCGCATATCCTCCGAAGTACCCGAAGCCATACCGGAAGGATCGTGAATCATCATCAGCGCGGCATCAGCCATCTCGACCTTATCGCCAGCAAGAGCGATAATCGAAGCAATGGAAGCCGCAATGCCGACAACGCGAGTAGTCACCGGAGCGCGACGACCGCGCAACTGGTTGTAAATCGACAACCCATCCCAAACGTTACCACCGGGAGAGTTGATCTCAACCAAGAGCGGACCATTGCCCACTTCGTTGAGAACGTCAGAGAACTGCTTACCAGATAGACCGCCACCACCAAACCAGTCTTCGCCAATCTGGTCGAAGATCTGAATGGTCGCAGTCTCACCAGCGGAAGCCGCTGGAGCGTAATAAAGCCAGTCGCTTTTCTTGGTGAAGCTCATTCTGTTTTCTTGGCTCGCGGCTTGCGTTGTTTCTTTACTACAGCAGTGACAAGTGTGTCGTCAACTACAGGAGAAGCGTCCCCACCTTCAGGAGCAGCAACAGGAGCGGGAGCGTCATTCTCTGAATCAATTGCAATAGCTGCAACCGGAACACTCGGAGCTTTCTCTTTCTGGATCGTGGAAATCTCAGAAACATCCAAGCCGTACTTTCCAGCCAACTGACGAACAAACAAAGCTTGCTGTGCTTTTGACTCTAGCGAAGAACGCCAATCAAGACCTCGCGCACCGTAAACCTCATCGTAAGTCACAATTCCAGCTTCCAACTCAGCTAACTGAGCAGCGGAATTACGGCCAACATCAACATTCGGGGAGCGCGGAGCGGTAATCGCCACTTCGTACCAGTCAGACGGAGCATCATTCAGCGTAGGATCGCTCTTGATAGCGTACTCCATGACGTACTCGTAAATACGTCGAGCAGCCGAAGACATCACTTGATGCCGAGACTTGAACCAAACTGCCGACATATCCAGCGCACCGCGATAAACGGTTCCCTGCATCGACTCTGGATAAACAAGAACGTAAGGAATACCAACACCAGCACAGACCTTTTCGGTCAGTTGCCGCCAGTATTCCCGCATATTTACACCGGGACGCTCCGTTGCGAACTGCTCAAACGAATCACCATTTTTGAGAACCTTAACAGCAGAGCCGAAGACTTGCTCGTAGTAGTTCTCAGCGGTGTTCTGACCCGTCTGCGAAATTCCGCCAGAGCGAAGACTGGAAGCTTGGATCTCACCGGAAACCGTCTTAACGATCTGAGCGACGGAAGCACCAAGCTTGCAAGCTTCCATCTCCAGCTTTTGAAGGTCGTCGAGGTCGTGCAGGTCGTTAATGACGCACGACACAAACGGTAGACCTCTTAGCTGACCGGCGCGGTTTGGTTCGTAAATGTGAACAACCGAGTCAGACCCAATAGAACGGACATCGGTCAGGTTGCCCTGAGTCTTCTCGTTACCGATAAAGTAAGCGATTGCGCGACCAGTGCGCGGGTCAAAGCGGATACCGTCAAAGATGGTAAGCTCTGATTCCATCCCTACCGGAGTTGCAATTGACTGAGCTTCCAGCAACTGCAAGCGCGGCTTACCGCTCTCACCTTTGGTTAGGAGAATGAAGCTTTCGCCATCAAAGAACCAACCGCGAGCGGCTTGGGACATCAGTGTGCCAAACGACTGGCGAGAGCTAATGTCGGGATAACGAGACCAGATATCCCACCACTTCTTAGCTTTAAGATTCCAAGCCGGATCACTTGAAGCCGGTTGAACTGAGAAATTAGAACCGACAGTGTAAGACTCAAACAAGTCTCCTAATCTGTTCATTATCGCGTTGTTCTGTTCAAAGAACCGCGATTTGCGAACAATGGCTTGACGGGTCGAACTGGTTACGTCGAAACGAGCCGAAGTGTAAGACGTATCGAGATACGAACGACGCAGAGACTGACCGGCTCCTTCGTACTTGTTAACGGGAGAAGGAAACAGCTTGTTAGCTATGGTTTGCAGGATTCCCATTAGCTCATTCGAGTTGTGGGTTCACGCCTAAATTGCGTGAAATCACCGTAATACCGAGTGGTTGCAACAAGAACACTGCCAAGCATCTTGTTGTAAATCTGGAGATCGGAAGGGCTTGTGATGCCATCTCCATTCAAAAGAACCACAGCGTAATCGTAATCGCTGAGCAGTGATTCCCACATTTCAAGCATCTCACCAGCGGAGGCGGAACCTTTACCGGGTTCAGCGAACTCAACGGAAACGTCAGAGCTAGAAGTGCTGCGGACAACTTGACCAGACTCAATAGCAGAAGCCGCAACAGTTAGCTTTGCAGTCAAAGCTTGCAGCAAAGTCAAAGCTCCAAGACTTGCGTATGTAGTACGCAAATATGAACGCTTGGTTGCTACTGTGTAAGTCACCACTGACGGGGACTATTCACACAGTGGTCTCAGTGTCAAGCGGTAGCAGTTTCCGCTGTGCTGGATCTCAAGTCATTCCAGAGCATTACCATTGCAAGCTGCATGATCTCGCAATCGTGCAAATGATCCGGCCAACGAGTATTCCGCTTAAACCACAAGTGTTTGATTCGACCGGAGCGGTTAGCTGTCGGCTTCAGGAGATGGCTGTCCAAGTGCTTCCAGTACGTATCAGAATCGCTCGCAAATGCTCCTTCAGCCTCAAGCGGTGCGGGTAGACTGCAAACGGTCCATTGATGACTTTCGGACCCTTTACGGAGCCGTTGGAGAACTTCTCGCATATGCTCAGTGTCAAAGACCAAGAGAGGCTGGACCGCATCAGTCCGCATTGACGTTGAAGTCGTAATGCCAAACGGATGGATTGCGCCAGTCTTGCTGGTAAATCGCGCTCCAGTCTCGCGTCCTTTCATCGGCATCCAACCGATAAGCATGGGCTTGCGAAGACCTCCCTCTGGCGGATACCGGAGACCGCAGGGATATGTGATGGGATTAACGCTGCTCTGTGAAAACTCAGCGCAAGCATCATAGACAGCTTGAGTGTTGAAACCAGAATCAACACCAACGTCCATGTCGTGGACGTTGTATTGCAATTGCACCCTTCGCAATGCAGCGAAGTCATCAGCGTGACCGGCAGCAACCAAACGGGAGTTTCCTTTGCTCCACTCTCGGCAGACCCACCAGAGAAACGGAGCCGCAGCTTGTACGTCAGCGGTCAGGTAGCGTCTGGCTTCTGGCATCTCGGCATCGGAGACAACTTCGACGCGCTCCTGTTGGGTCTCTTGGTTTTCCCACGGTTCCGCGAGCATACCGTTGATGAATCCCTGAAGACCCATCATCGAGCTTTTGGCTTCCAAGAATGCGACCGCGAGATTTCCCCAAGTACACTTTCGATCCGGTGAGTAGAGAGACGATAGATGGTAAGAGCGGACGCTTGGGAGGCTCGCTTTGTTCTCAGCGATCCAGCGACCGTGACGCAGCGCGGCAACCTTCTGAGAGTCCGTAATCTTTCCCTGACAAAGCTGGCAGACGTAGTGAGCGGAAGTCCGTATCTGCTGCCAATCAGGTCTTCCTTCTTCAGTCTTCGCGTTGTCCCAAGTGACTTGTCGCCAGTCCAGCTTGATCGGCTCTTTGCAATGCGGACACGGGATGTAGAAGCGTCGTTGGTCTCCTCTTAAATACCGCTGCCAGATTCGTCCCTCGGAGGTCGTCGGAGTGCTGGTGAAGAACGCTTTGGAGCTTGAAAACGCTTTGAGCCGCTGCTCGGCAAGATCCAGAGCATCAGCTTCTTTTGCGGTTGCTTCGGCAAACTTGTCCACTTCATCACCAACCAGAATGCGGACGGGTCGAGACGCTAGATTTGCCGGTGAGTTGGAGCCGACAAAGGTCAACGTGCATCGGTCAAACTGCTGCTCCAGATTGGTAATCTGGTCTTTGTCAGTTGGGAACCGCGCAACCATTGCCGGTGAGTCTTCCAGCATTGGAAGCCAGCGGGATTTGCTGAAGCTGCGAGCGAGATTCTCACTCGGCATCAGCCACAGCGCGGGACTCGGTTCAACGTCTATGGACCAAGCCAGACCTGCCATCAGAGTTGTGGTCTTACTGGTTTGACTTCCCCAACAGAGCGTTACCTCAGAGACCGCCGGATCTTTCCAACACTCAAGCGGCTCTCGGCAATAAGGTCTGACTGCCGTGGAGAAAGGTCCGGGGTGTTCAGTCTGACGCTGACTCAACGAAAGATTGGCTTCAGACCACTCGACCACAGACTGCCGTGGAGTTGGTCTCCAGAGTTGCCGTCTGAACTCCAAAATTTCACGCTCTAAGTCCGTCATCAGTAAAGCTCCTCAGGAATCTGACCGCTCTTGATCTGGTAGTGAGCGGCTCCACTCATGTCAATCAGAGCTACTCTCTCAGTGCGTCCGTTAATCGTTTTGTCGATGGCTTGATGGTTAGCCGCCCACGATGCATTGCGGCTGAAGATTTCAACCATTAACACCGAGTCGTCGCTGTGAAGGTGCAGGATTCCAAAGAACGGAAGCTTGGTATGCTTGGAAACATCAAGCGCGGCTTGAAGCTTTGACCATGAAATCATCCAGCGGTTGCCGTAGGTAGTCTGTAGCTTGGTGAGACCGTAATTCCGAGTTTTGACCTCATAGCTTCCGACAATTACGCCTTTGGCTGGATCATAAATGAAACCATCAATGCGGGATGGCTCATCGTTAGAGATTCCCAAGAACTCAAAGCCGGTTTGACGCTCGATAGCTTTGAGCGCGATCCGGTTCTGGCGGAGTGCTTCAAGACCGGCTGGCTTCTGGCAGTTTAAGATTTCCACGGGTCAGTTTGATGCAGAGTCTTCAGACATACTTCTTGAACCCAACGGTCCAACTCGCGCTCGGCGTGTTCTGGATCGTGCGGTGCAATGCGTCCAGCCAACTGCTTTGGCATTGATTTGAGAAGACTGGCGACCGCCCCATCATGGTCTTGCATCACCTTCTTGACCCAAGAGCCAGAGACTAGAGTGCGCTCCTTCTCGGATAATGAAATGACATCCTCCCGTGCGCTTATAAGGTTTTTCGCTGCGGTAGCGTGGACCGTAACCATTCTACCGGCATCAAGAGAGCGAGCAGCTAGAGCTTCGGACGCTAGATTGTAAGCGGCTCGCTCAATCTGCTTCTGCCGCTCGTAGGCTCCCTGCGGTGAGTCTTCAGTTGCTAATGCAGCATTGATAGCAATCGCCGCTTCCGGTGGTCTGTAGGGTCCGCTGGACGCTTCTGGTGCGCTTTGCTGCTGTTGTATTGCAGCCAGCCGTTGAGCGTCGCTTGGCCTACCGCCGATGCCTTTGCGTGAACCTCTCCAAGCGTCAGCTTCTTCCGGTGAGGTCAACGGCATTCCGTTAGCCACAAGCTGCGACACTCGACCTTTGCTGAGGCCGCTGTGCTTGCAATAATCAGTCTGAGTCATTGCAGCATGATCGGTAGTTCAGACGGCTTCATCTTCAAGAGTTCCTGAAGACCTTTCTTGATCGTGTTGTACGTCGGTTGCTTCGGGTCTGGCTGATAGAAAGCAGCAACTTGATCGACGCTAAAAGATCCGCTTTTTATGCGGCTTAAATGCCACTTAAGCGTTGAGTGTCCGATATTAAGAAGTAGGTAGTCGGTAGCTAGTGACATATGTTTGTATTACAATAGCGAGTTCGCTCGCGCTAGATCATCGGTCCCGCGCGATCACC